GGCGTATATCTAAAAGAAAAATACGGTGACATTAAGGGAAATGTAAAAGGCATGCTTGGCGATAGAGAGGCGTTACGGGAATTGCGGGGAGGTCAACTTTCAAGAGAGGCCGCGCTAGGTTACAAAAAAGGCGGTATGCCGATGAAGGATGGCAAACCTGCGTTTATGATGGGTAAGAAGATGAACATGGGTGGGATGGCTAAGTACGCCGGGGGTGGTGGTATTGAATCCCGTGGCAAGACCAAAGGCACCGTTATACGCATGGCTAGTGGTGGCTCGGTAGGTTCCGCTTCCCGCCGTGCGGACGGCATTGCTCAACGCGGCAAGACCCGCTGCTGATATGCGACCCTCCCGTGGAATGGGGGATATTTCCCCCTCCAAAGTACCCAAGGTCAGAACCATCAAGAAGAAAGATGGTGATCTGCCGGTATCCTTGTACGCCACTGGAGGGTCTGTAAGCAAAGTCAACGAAGCGGGGAACTACACCAAGCCCGGTATGCGTAAGGGTATCTTTAACCGCATCAAGGCTGGCGGCAAGGGTGGTGCGCCGGGGCAGTGGTCAGCCCGTAAAGCGCAAATGATGGCTTTGCAGTACAAGAAATCTGGCGGCGGATATCGTGATTAAAGCCCCCCAGCAATCATTGAAATCATGGACTGACCAAAAATGGCGAACCAAGAGTGGCAAACCATCTACGCAGGGCAGTAAGGCAACGGGGGAAAGATACCTACCAGAAGCAGCAATCAAGTCCCTATCTTCACAAGAGTACGCTGCAACCACCAAAGCAAAGCGTGAAGGAAAAGCCGCAGGAAAACAGTTTGTGGCCCAACCTAAAAATGTGGCTAAAAAAACTGCTGCGTATAGGAAATAGATAATGGCCTACAACACGACAGGCACTGTTGCGTTTAACCTAGACCTCAATAACCTCATAGAAGAGGCTTTTGAGCGTTGCGGAAAAGAACTTCGCACGGGGTACGATATGCGTACCGCCCGTAGGAGCTTGAACCTGCTTACTTTGGAGTGGGCGAACCGTGGGTTGAATATGTGGACTGTGGAGCAGGGGCAGATCACCTTGGCTACTGGGCAGAGTACCTACGCTCTTCCCACAGACACAATAGACCTGCTGGATAGCGTTGTTCGCACCGGGACAGATACCAACCAGACTGACATTAATATCAGCAGGATCAGTGAATCTACCTTTGCAACAATTCCTAACAAGAACGCTACGGGAAGGCCGATTCAGGTCTGGATCAACCGTCAGTCTGGCGCTACGGCTACCACCACTATTACGCTAAATGAGACTCTGACCGCTGCTGATACGACGATTACCCTGAGCACTACGGTAGGTCTGGCAAGTGCCGGGTACGTCAAGATTGACTCAGAAATCATCTATTACAGCGGCACGACCAGCACGACCATACAGAATTGTGTCCGGGGACAGGCCAATACCACTGCTGCAACGCATACGACAGCTACGGCTATCTATGTAGTCAACCTGCCAGCAATCAACGTCTGGCCCACTCCTGACAGCAGCCAGACATATACATTCGTGTACTGGAGGCTTCGCAGGATTCAGGACGCGGGTAACGGTGTAAACGGTGAAGACATCCCGTTCAGGTTCCTGCCTTGTATGGTAGCTGGGTTGGCTTTTTACCTGTCCATGAAGATACCAGGTGCGGAAGCAAGAGTGCAGATGCTCAAAGGCGAGTATGAAGAGCAGTTTGCAATGGCTGCAAGCGAAGACCGTGAGAAGGCTGCTGTCCGGTTCGTGCCTCGCCAGATGTTCATAAGCTAGAAAATGCCCAATAACTTTGCATCTGGCAAGTTTGCGATAGCCGAATGTGATAGGTGCGGCTTCCGATACAAACTGTCAGAACTCAAGGGTTTGGTAATTAAGACCAAGAACGTGAATATCTTGGTTTGCCAGTCCTGCTGGGAGCCTGATCAACCACAACTGCAACTGGGTATGTACCCGGTAAATGACCCCCAAGCTCTGCGTAATCCAAGACCAGACACAAGTTATAATTCTTCTGGAACTAACGGGTTGCAATTGGTAGCCGGAACCGCTGGATTTCCCGAAGGTGGGAGCAGGACTTACCAATGGGGCTGGAGGCCGGTTGGAGGTGGTTCTTCGGAAGACATAGGGCTTACTGAAAACTATCTCACCTCATTGGGGGAAGTAGGAACGGTCATGTTTAATGTAGCGGCATGGAGTGCAACAACCAGCTATGCCCAGAATGACTCTGTTTCGTACAGTGGTGGGTACTATTTGGCGATTAAAGAAAACACAAACCATGTCCCTACGGACGTAACCTACTGGGCGGTCAACTAGGAGTTTTAACATGATGGATAAGAAGCAGGTTAAAAAAATTGCGGATAAAGAAGTAAAAGTCCACGAAAAACGTCTGCACGGTATGAAAAAAGGTGGGCCGACTTCCGGGGATATGAAGGCGGTTGGGCGTAACATGGCCCGTGTAAACAACCAACGGGGGCGGTAATGACAAAAAATGACAGGGCTGAGTTCTTTGGATGGGGCGATAAAAACCCAATCGGCAAGTACACGCAGCCCAGACCCAATACCAATCCTATGCCTGAAGGTACGGGATACCCGCAGACCGGGATAAAAACAACCGGCATCAAGATGTACGGTACGGGTGCTGCGACCAAGGGAATCAAAAGTCGTGGGCCGATGGGTTAAAAAATGAATTACTCTGAGCTATTCATAGCCGTAAAAGGCTACCTGGAGAATAACTTCCCAAGCACTGTCTTTACCGATAGTGCTGGATCGTCTTCGTCTGGTGCGGCTACTTTGACTAGCACAGAGCAGGTCAATACATTCATTACCCAAGCAGAACAGCGGATATACAACACCATTCAGTTCCCTTCGCTTCGTAAGAACGTAACGGGAACCCTGACCGCTAATAACAAATACTTGTCTTGCCCGACTGATTTCTTGGCTGTCTATTCGATGGCGGTTATAAACACGGATACGTCATATACATTCTTGCTGAACAAGGATGTGAACTTCATTCGTGAGGCTTACCCAACCCCTACGGACACGGGGACTCCTGCTTACTATGCGTTGTTTGGGCCGGTATCCACCAACGAAGCAGAACTGACCTTCATCCTTGGGCCGACACCCGATTCAGCCTACACGATGGAACTGCACTACTTCTATTACCCAGAGAGCATTACCACAACCGCTTCAGGTACTACATGGCTTGGGGACAACATTGACTCTGTTCTTCTCTATGGCTCCTTGGTAGAGGGCTACACCTTTATGAAAGGTGAGGCAGACATTATTTCTTTCTACGAAAAGAAGTACCAAGACGCCATGATGCTTGCCAAACGCCTTGGGGATGGGATGGAACGACGCGATGCCTACCGCTCTGGTCAGGCTAGGGTTGATGTCCAATGATTGCCCAGACCCTCACCACCTCTTTTAAGGTACAGATTCTGACGGCTACGCATGACTTCACTGCGTCCACGGGGGATACGTTCAAGATGGCGCTGTACTTGTCTACAGCATCATTGGGCGCTGACACGACTGTGTACACGGCCACAGGCGAGATATCGGGAACAGGTTATACGGCTGGTGGGATAGCCCTGACAGCGGTTACACCTACGTCTACCGGCACTACGGCGTTTACATCGTTCAGTGACGCGACGTTTACAGGTCTTGTTAATTCCTCTATTGCCGGGGCGTTGATCTACAACAGCAGCAAGTCCAACAAGTCTGTGGCGGTGCTGGACTTTGGAGGCATGAAAATTTCAACGGCGGCAATTCCGCTGGTTATTGTGTTTCCGACAGCGTCAGCTACGACTGCCATCATTCGGTTTCCTTGAGAGGTTTATATGTCCGCTATGGATAAAACCAAGTCTACAGACACCGTTTCCTGCGGTCTGGTAGCGGGTACGCGTTCTGGTGAGTCTGCCATTGCTTTGGGTCAGTTTAACTTTGAGTGTATCGGCGCAGATGGAAAGGTAAAGTGGACTGGGAGCGTCCCTAATCTGGTAGTTAACGTGGGGCTTGCGTACATGGCTGGATCAGCCTTGACCAGCGTTACGGCAATTACCGCTTGGTATATTGGGCTGTACGGTGCTGGTGCAAGTAACACCCCTGCTGCTGGGGATACGATGTCCTCACATGCTGGCTGGACTGAGAACGTGGGTTACAGCGAGGCTACGCGGGTAGCGTGTACGTTTGTTACAGCTACGACTGCTAACCCTTCTGTAGCGACAAACACAGCTTCCCCCGCCTCATTCACGATCAACGCTACTTCTACGGTTGGTGGGGCTTTCCTGACAAGCGGTAGCGCCAAGAGCGGCACGGCGGGAACTCTGTTTTCTGCGTCTGACTTTACTTCGCCCGGTGACAGGTCTGTAACTTCTGGTGACACATTGAACGTGACCTACACGATGAGCTTAGCAGGGTAATGTGTTTGGTATTTCTGCCTTTGCTGGTGTTCCGTTTGCTGCATTAGCAGGTGCAGTATATAACTCATCGGTAATTGAGACAGGCACAGCAACAGATTCGGTAAGCAGCAGTTTTGTATTATTCGGTAGCGTTTCTGAAACCGCGACAGCTACAGATTCGGTAAGCAGCAGTTTTGTATTATTCGGTAGCGTTTCTGAAACCGCGACAGCAACCGACGCGATAAGTAGTAGTCAGACATTTAAAAGTCTAATTGCAGAGCTTGCAACGGCGACTGATTCCATGCTGGCGCGTCCACCGTGGGAACTTATTGATGACTCACAAACAGCTAATTGGACATTAATAAATGCTTCAAATGCTACGTCATGGGGAACGATAGGTACCTCACAAACAGCTAATTGGACAGTAATAAATTCTTCAAGTGCTACGTCATGGGTAACGATAAATACCTCGCAGACAACTACTTGGACAGTGATAGGGACGGTAAATTAAATGGCTCTTGTTATTGCTGATCGGGTAAAGGACTCTACGACCACCACTGGGACAGGCACAGTCACGCTATCTGGCACAGCGCCCACCGGGTTTCAGAACTTCTCAGTCATTGGTGACACTAATACAACCTACTACTGTATCGCCCACCAGACCGCTAATGAATGGGAAGTAGGTATTGGGACTTACGCCTCATCTGGCACCACGCTTGCTCGGACTACGGTTCTCTCTAATAGCTCTGCGACACAGCCCTCTGCGCTATCGTTCAGCGCAGGAACTAAAGACGTATTTGTTACCTACACCGCTGAGAAGTCTATCAATTTAGATGCAAGCGGGAACTCCACTGCACTTGGAACACCGTTGAGCGCCACCCTTACTAACGCAACCGGGTTGCCTTTAACCACAGGTGTAACGGGTAATTTGCCTGTAACTAACCTCAACAGCGGTACTTCTGCTTCTGCCTCTACGTTCTGGCGTGGTGATGGTACTTGGCAAACTCCATCAGCGGGTAGTTCTAGTGGCTTTGAAACTGTTTTTCTTTTGATGGGCGCTTAATATGGCAACGACTTATAAAGTTTTGGGTCAGTCAAACCCAGCCGCAGCAACGCTCACCACTCTGTATACAGTGCCAGCGGCTACTTCATCCGTTGTGTCAACATTGTCGGCGTGTAATCTCGGTGTTTCAACAACTATTCGGGTTGCGGTGCGCCCTGCCGCAGCTTCGATAGAAAACAAGCAATACATTGTCTATGAGGCAACACTCAACCAATACGACACACTATATTTAACTTTGGGCGTGACGTTGGCTACGACTGATGTTGTGTCGGTGTACGCCGGAACCGCTACAGTTGCTTTCAATCTTTACGGCTCTGAGATAACGTAACGTGAGCGCCACCACTGTTTCAGTACGCGATCTGGCGAATAAGTTTATCAATTCGTCACGCGTTCCGAACACCATCATCCCCTGGGTGCGTAACCCTAGCTGGGTTGCGCTTCCGGCTATAACGGCGGCAGACCAGAAATTTGTTGGGCTTCATGCTGTTTACACATACTCTAATTTTCTGGCGCTATCAGCGGCTACAACTGGGCAGTCGGTTACGTTTCAGGATACGGGCGACACAGTTACTCTCACGGCGCACGGTTACGTAAATGGCGATACAGTCTCATTCAGCGTCATTACGTCAACTACTGGCATAGTTATAAATACCGTTTATTTTGTAGTTGGGGCCACAGCCAACACCTTCCAAGTGGCACTGACATCAGGTGGTGCAGCTATAGCATTGACTACAAATGGTAGCGGCACCTTGCGGGCAACTTACACAGCTGACTGGGGTGATGGCACGACTGAGGTTTTTGCATCAGGTGTAACAGCACAGCACATCTACGATTACGCCACCGTCGCGCTCGACGGCACCAATGCCCCGGTGACTCTGACTGATGCCGGTGATTTAGTAACCCGCACGGCGCATGGGTACGCCGACGGAATGCCAGTCAGGTTTTATAACATTGTTAGCACGACTGGATTGACAGAAACCTACGAATACTTTGTCATTAGCGCAACAGCCAACACATTCCAAGTATCACTTACCCCCAGTGGTTCTGCTGTTGCGCTGACGACTAACGGTACAGCAACATTGCTGTTTTATAAGCAAGCCGTTGTCACTGTCACGCCTCTGTCTGGCCGGAATCTGATTACGCTGAATCTGCACCAAAAATACAATCAGACTAACTTGCAAACATACACCAGCGGATTTCTTGATATTTCAGTAGCTGGTTCACTGATGACCAGTTTGCTGATTGGCGTGGCGGCAGTCGGGGTTTCAACCCAGACAATTATCTTCCGTGATCTGGAACAAGCCAGTATTTTAAGCACTGGAATTGCGTCTGCCAGCTATCTGTTTTCTGGTTGCCTTAGTCTTAGAAGTGTTACCGCAGATACAGCAACTACGACGGATTTCAGCTTTATGTTCCCTGGTTGCACTGCCCTGCAAACCATTGGTTTACTAAACACAGCGGCGGGGAACACCTTTACCAGTATGTTCTCTGGTTGCACTGCCCTTCAAACCATACCACTTCTGAACACAGTAGCAGGAACTAACTTCACCAGTATGTTCTCTGGTTGTACTTCGCTGACATCTACCCCGCTATTAAATACAGTCGCAGGAGTTACTTTCACCAGTATGTTCTCTGGTTGCACTTCGCTGACATCCATACCGCTACTAAACACAGTAGCAGGAACTACCTTTACCAGCATGTTCTCTGGTTGCACTTCGCTGACATCTATCCCGCTACTCGTGGTAAGTGGCAACTTAACCAGTATGTTCCAAAGTTGCACTTCGCTGACATCTATACCACTGCTGAACACAACGGCGGGAACTAACTTCACCAGCATGTTCTCTGGTTGTACTTCACTGACATCCATACCACTGCTGAACACAGTAGCAGGGATTACTTTCACGAGCATGTTCCAGAGTTGCACTGCCCTGCAAACCATACCACTACTAAACACAGCAGCAGGAACTACCTTCACGAGCATGTTCAATGGTTGCACTGCCCTTCAAACCATACCGCTATTAAATACAGTCGCAGGAGTTACCTTCACCAGCATGTTCTCTGGTTGTACTTCACTGACATCTATCCCGCTGTTAAACACAGCGGTAGGAACTGGCTTTACCAGTATGTTCGTAACTTGCCCTTCGCTGCAAACTGCCGCGCTCTCCGGCACAGGCAATGGCGGGGCTGGTGTCAGCATGACCTATGCATCTTGCAAATTATCACAGACCGGACTCGAATACATATTCTCAAATCTAGGTCGCGGGCCGGGCAGCTCCATTGACATATCGACAAACTGGGGCACAGACACAGCCGTTACAGTAACCTTATCAAAAACTACCGCCGGGGGTTTAACAGCCGCATCGGTGAGCACTACAGGTGTCACTACGGGTATGCAAGTAACAGGCACTGGCACGCCTTCGACTACAGCCAGAGCAGTCACCATGACCGACGTTGGAGACACGGTCAATCTCACAGCGCACGGTTTATCAAACGGCGACGAAGTTTCGTTTGCTACTATCGTGACGACCACGGGTATTGTGATCAATACAATTTATTTTGTAGTTGGAGCCACCGCCAACACCTTCCAAGTTTCTTTAACTTCTGGCGGTGCAGCTATAGCTTTGACTACAAATGGTAGTGGCACTGTGCGCTACAAAGCCACCGTGACAGCCATTACAGCCCCGGTCATTGCTGCGGTGCCAGAGCAATCCGTTACATTCACGGATGTGGGTGACCTACTAACGAGCGTAGCGCACGGTTTTGTGAATGGTGATGTTATTTCATTTGCAACGCTTACTAACGTCGGAACAATAACGACTACAACCGTATATTTTGTTATTAACGCTGCGACTGATACGTTCCAAATCTCGTTGTCTTCTGGCGGAGCGGTCAGAACCTTTACCACGACCGGCCCTACTGGTACTGGTACCGTCGCAAGGGCGGTTACATTCACCGACGTTGGAGACACCGTTAATAGGGTAGCGCACGGTTACGCAAATGGCGATGCGGTCTATTTTACAATCGTTACCTCCACCTCAGGCATCTCAACAAACATAGTTTATTTTGTAGTTGGGGCCACAGCCAACACCTTCCAAGTTGCGCTAACCTCTGGCGGTGCAGCTATAGCTTTGACTACAAACGGCAGAGGCAGTGTCGCCAGCGCCGGTATAATTACCCTGAGTCGCCCTGCTACGTCTACAAACTCGACTGGTGTAACACTGTCATACCGCAACCTCAAAACCGATACCGCCCTGCTTAAGGGCTGGACTGTCAGCGGGTAACCATCATGCCATTTTATAAAGTAGAAGACGACAGTCTAATATCGGCAACTCATATTGACGGGCCAGAGTTTAGCCTGAGCGAAGCTGGCAAAGATGAATACGTTTACCCAGTTGAAGGTTGGCGTTGGTTCGCTGATTTAGAGGCTGCTATGGAGGCTACAGGTAAATCGCCGTAATCATGGTAAGAGAACTGAACTGGTAAGCGGGGCAATTCCCCGCAATAGGAAAATAATATGGCCTCTACTTTTAGCACAAATCTGGCTCTTGAGCTTATCGGCACAGGCGACCAATCAGGTACTTGGGGAACTACTACCAATACCAACCTTGGTACGTTGTTAGAGCAAGCAATCAGCGGGTATGTAACGCAAGCCATTACAGACGGATCGGGTGCGAACACTACGATCTACATCCCCAATGGTTCCACGGGTGTAGCGCGGAACATGTTCATTGAGATGACGGGGGCTTTGACATTCTCCACAACTAGCCTGATTGTTCCCGCCAACAAGAAGATGTACTTCATCTTCAACAACACTTCGGGTGGCTTTGCGGTAACCGTTAAGGTGTCGGGTCAACCGGGCATCCTGGTCCCCAACGGAAAGAAAGTAGTATTAACGTGTAACGGCACGGACATCGTAGAAGCACACACCGCTATTGTTGGTAATGCCACAATGGGTGGGACGCTGGGCGTCACAGGCGCGACAACTTTATCCAGCACGGTCAGTTTTACTGGCAGTACATTTACACTTGACCAGAAGTCGGACACCGCGTTTGCAACGCCAGCCGCACTATCTGCCACCGGATATAGAGGATTCGCAAGCACGGTAAGCGGCGCGTCCATGATGGGTCATGGAACGACAAATGATGTCAGCCTGATGAACAGGGCTGGGACTGTCGTGCTGGGTGTTGGGCCGAACACTACGGTTGTAAATATCCCCGCCTCGCTTACAGTTGGCACAACACTCGGTGTAACTGGCGTAGCAACTTTGGGCAATGGCGCGATTTTAGGAACACCGGCTTCTGGCGTTGCAACAAACCTGACTGGGCTTCCGCTCACCACGGGTGTGACTGGCACGCTCCCTGTTGCAAACGGCGGCACAGACGTTACATCGTACGCGATCGGCGACCTTCTTTACGCTTCTGGCGCAACGACGCTATCCAAACTTGCTGATGTGGCAACCGGCAACGCCTTGATTTCGGGGGGTGTAACGACAGCGCCCAGTTGGGGCAAGATCGGGATGACCACTCACGTTAGCGGCACACTTCCTGTTGCAAACGGCGGCACAGGTGTGGCAACTACAACCGCGTATGCCGTGCAATGTGGCGGCACTACAAGCACCGGAGCGCACCAAGCTGTTGCAAGCGTTGGTACAACGGGGCAGGTTCTCACGAGTAATGGAGCCTCGGCGCTACCCACTTTCCAGACTACAGCAGCGGGCGGAGTAACTTCTGCGGTCGCCGGTAGCGGGATAACGGTGTCAGCGGCTACTGGTGCGGTCACCATTTCGCAGGACTTCTACACAGGTTCCACTTCTACCAACGTAACTTACCCAATAAGCAGTTATGTAATAGTCAACACGGGTGCTGCTTACGCAAACAACTCGTCCCAAGATGTTAGAAACGCAACAGGAAATACCGGGTTTGCGATTGCGTCAGGGACTGCTCTGACGGGTACATGGCGGGCTCGCGGAAGTTTCTTCCAAAACTTTGGGCTTATTGGCTGCACAAGTGTGAGCGTGGGCTACGCTCTATTTCAAAGGACGGCATGATGTCTGCTTCTAATCTGAGAATTGAAGGCCAGTATGAAGACGGCGCGTACCGCTGCCTCATTGATATTGATGGAGAGGACTGCTTGTACTGCGCCCGTGCAGGTGACGATGCACCGCTCAATGTTTGGATTCTTGAGCGAGTTGCTGCTTGGATTGCTCAAGGTAACGCGGTTCAATTGTGGGTAGATCCAGATCCGATACAGCCGGTTATGGATGGTGTGGCCGACCTGTGAAAAGCATCAACCCAGTCCGGTCTTTTGCAATCGATGGGGTGACGATAAATATCTATTACGCCGCATGCGGTGAGGGATTACCAGAACATTCCCACGCACACGATCATGTGACTGCATGTATTTCAGGTTCGTGTCTCATTACCAAAGGTGGTGTTCTTCACACTATCAACGCTGGCGCAATGCCCGTGCGTCTGCGAGCGCCTGACCCACACGAGATTGAGTCCATCGAAGACGGGACGGTATTTATTAACGTTCTGGGTCAAATGTAATAGGAATGTGAGTTTTATGGAAAACCAGAATCTGATAAATATTTTTCTCGGCCTCGGAATGACTGTTGTGGGCTGGTTTGCGCGTGAATTGTGGGCTGCGGTCAAAGAACTAAAATCCGACATTTCACAGGTACGCGAGCAACTGATGAGAGAGTACCTAACAAAAGACGATTACCGCGAGGACATCCGAGAAATCAAAATAATGCTCGCAAAGATTTTTGAGAAACTTGAAAACAAGGCCGACAAATGAAAAAGCTCCTTATTCTTGCGTTGCTGCCCTGTAGCGTTGCCGCTGCCGACTTGATGATCTGCAACGGCGAATATGCCCTGTGCGCTGCGAGTGGCTCGACCCCTACAGGCAAGATGATTGCGGTGAAGGGCAAATTGTTCCGAGAGGGGATGGCGGTCTGTCCCGTCCTGACGGGTCGAAGCGTGGCTAACGGTGCGCTGATGAAAAACTCCTGCGATGCGCCTCCCGGCAAGGTCTGGTCATTGTTCTCTACCGTCAGCGAAGCGCCACAAGCACCTAGCTGGGCGGTTGCGCCACTTGTGAAGCGATCCTTCATACTTGGCAAAGATTCTGGCATGAGCAATATGTGGAGTTTCATTTGCGATAAGCAAACGAAGAAAACCAACGGGGCGCAGCTTGCCTCTTGCTACGGCCCGATCAACGAATCGCCCTTTACAAATGGACATATCAAGCCGGGCACTACAATCATTACCGATGCTCCGGTTGGAGTGTTAAACCCCGTAGGCGGAAACTTCTAGGAGACTATTATGGGCTGGCTCAGAAAGCGTTTTGGTGAACCGTCAACTCTGGCAGGACTTGGGATTTTGTTTGCTGTTGGAATCCCGCTTGTCCCGCAGCAATATCAAATGCTGGCGCAAGGTCTGGCGGCTGCGCTGGGTCTGGGTGCGGCTGGACGGGCAGATCCGGGTAACAAGTGACCCCTCATTTCACCCTTGCGGAACTAACCCGTACCGACCACCGGACACTCGACAACACTCCAGACGCAGACGCACTAGCCAACCTGCAAAGGCTGGCAGAGTTTCTGGAGCGGGTCAGGGAGGTTCTGGGCGGTAGGGCGGTGATGATTACGTCTGGGTATCGCTCTAAGTCTGTAAATTATGCTGTTGGGTCGAAGGATACAAGCAAGCATAGGTTAGGGCTTGCTGCCGACTTTAGGGTGCCGGGGATGAGTCCACAAGAGGTAGTCGGTGCGATTGTGGCCTCTGGAATACCTTACGACCAAGTGATTAAAGAGTACGATTCTTGGACGCACATATCCATACCAGCGTTGGCCCACTACTGTAGGCGTGAGGCGCTAATAATCGACAAAACCGGAACGACATTTTTTGTGTAGGTAACCATGCCGCTTCAGAAACTACTGTTTAAACCGGGCATCAATAGGGAAAGTACCAACTACGCCAACGAGGGTGGTTACTATTCCGGGGACAAGGTTCGCTTTCGTTCAGGCTATCCTGAAAAGATTGGCGGCTGGCAAAACATATCCTTTGGCTACACCTACAAGGGTGTATGCAGACAGATGTGGAATTGGATTCCACTGGATGGTTCTAATTTAAACGCGCTGGGGACAAGCCAGAAGTTCTATGTAGAGAACGGTGGGTTCTACAACGACTGCACCCCACTTGCTGCTCCCGCTGCGGGTATTAACAACAACCCATTCTCAACCACATCTGGCAGCAGACTGATCACCGTCACCGACACATCACACGGTGCGTCAGCGGGGACGTTTGTTACTTATGCCGGGGCCACTGCTACAGGCGGGATTCTGGCGGCTACCCTGAATGCTGAGTTTGAAATCATTACCCTGATTGACGGGAATAGCTACACCATTATTAGCCCAACAACAGCCACTAGTACTGCTGTTGGCGGTGGAGCGGGTGTAACCGCAGCCTATGATATTTCCGCTGGTGGTTCCGTTTACACCGTAGGTGTTGGCTGGGGCGCTGGGCCTTGGAGTCGGGGTACTTGGAATTCTGCGTCTAGCGTAGGGGTTGGTGTGCAGCTACGGCTGTGGACGATTGACAACTTCGGGCAAGACTTGGTCTTTGCTCCTCGCAACGGCGCACTTTATTACTGGGAAAAAGATACAACAACCTACCCCAGAGCCATCACTCTGGCTGCTGCGTCTACTGCTGCTGGGTATGACGGAACCTATGTACCCAGCCAGACACTTCAGATACTGACCTCTGGGATTCAACGGTTTGGCTTGTGCTTTGGGGCTAACCCCTACGATCCGTCCACGCCAAGCACTACATTTGATCCAATGCTTGTACGCTGGTCAGATCAGGAAAACATCTACGATTGGGTTCCTACGACCTTTAACCAATCGGGTGAGCAGCGTCTTTCTAATGGATCGACCATCGTTACGGCAGTCCATAGTAGGCAGGAGAATGTCGTATTCACAGATACGGCTGTTTTTGTCATGCAGTATCTAGGGCCACCTTACATCTGGGGATTCCAGTTAATAACTGACAACATTTCTGTAGCATCACCCAACGCAGTAAATTCAGCAAATAACGTGACGTATTGGATGGGTGTGGACAAGTTCTATACCTACACAGGAAGGGTTGATACGCTAAGTTGCACTATCTGGAAGTACATATACAACAACATCAACAAAGACCAACTGTACCAAATCGTTTCTGGAACCAACGCCGAATACAATGAAGTGTGGTGGTTTTACCCTTCGGCTGGGAGCCTTGTGAACGACAGCTACGCCATATATAACTATATGGAAAAGATCTGGTACTACGGAAGTCTAAATAGAACCGCATGGCTGGATAGCGCGTTGAGGCAGTATCCGATGGCAGCATTTAGTGTTCAGGTAACCTATCTGGCTGTTGCCATAACCGCATCCGATACAACCATCATACTTCTCAACTCCGGGTCTTACCCCACCACAGGGTCTATTCAGATCGACTCTGAAATCATTTCTTATACGGGGAACAGCAATAACGTCCTGACGGGTTGTATCAGGGGGTTGTTAGGCTCAACCGCCGCATCCCATGTGCAATACACCGTTGCCCCGCTATACACACCCAATCAGGTCATGTTCCATGAACTTGGTGTTGATGACGGCTCCCTGTCTGTTTCCACGGCAATAGCTGCCAACATACAGACCTCTGATTTTGATATTGGTGATGGGCACAACTTTGGGTTTGTCTGGAGGATGCTGCCGGATGTGACCTTTAACGGTTCTGATGTTAACGCGCCTAGCTTGTTTTTGACGCTCAAGCCTAGGGTGAACTCAGGTACTGCCTACGGGGAGCCTTCTCCCAACACTGTGTTGAGTGCCGATAACTTTGCGGGTAACACAACCTACATCATAGAAACATACACCGGACAGGTTTACACGCGGCTGCGTGGGCGGCAGATGTCGTTTAAGATTTCGTCTACATCACTGGGTGTGGCTTGGCAGTTGGGTGCGCCAAGAATTGATATCCGCGCTGACGGCAAGCGGTAAGGACTCACTAACATGGTTAATATACTTCCTGCTAAATCCCCTAACCTGCCATTAGCCACGGTTGAGTACGATCTTGGGTTTCAGAACCAGTTCAATAATGCCTTGCGTATCTACTTTAACCAGCTAGACGGCAACACACAGCAGTTCATTGAGGGGATAAATAGCGTGACGACCCTGCAATGGATGGGAGATTAACGGATGGCTTTTCAGAACATCATAGGGAACGTACTTATACCTGCAACTGCGGTTACAGGGTCTTTTGTTACGTTATATACTACCCCTGCTTCTACCCGCACATTCTTGAAATGTATAGACATTTGCAACACAACGGGCGGGACGTTGACTGTGTTTGTTTCCTTGGTTGCGTCAGGTGGGACGGCGGGAACAGCAAACGCCTTGTATTCAGGAATAAGCATTACCGCTAACTCAGTTCTACAGTGGAGTGGGTTGCAGATACTGGTCGCGGGTACATTTATCAGTGTGAAAAGCACGACTACCGGGCTTACCATTACCGCCAGCGGTGCGGAAGCTACATAAATAGAGGCAAATATAATGGATAAAGAGCAGGTATTGTTTTCTTTAGCTGACGATCCAGAGTCACGCCTTGTTTTTGATGCGCCAAAATTAAAGGCACAAACAACTATTGGGGACTCCCCAGTGGAATTGAGCCGCGATATGTCCAATAAAAAAACCGAAGCAAAAATAAGTCGGGATTTCGGCCCTTTTGAACTTACAGGCAAAGTTGGCAGACAAAACAAAGAGAATACTGCATTGTTACGAGCAGCTTCGGATAGGGCTTTTATAGAAGCATCTAGAGACCCCTATAACCGTGCGCTTTCAGCAGGATATTCAGATGGTAAATTTAATGCAAACTTCCAACGCTCTTTGCCTAATGATGGCGGAAGGCCAAGCAATAGCTTAAATCTTGGCTATAAAACAACCTTTGCAGACGGTGGCCCTGCTCAACAAGTAACCCAGTTTCAGCCTACATTTTCCCAACAGGGTCTTGGCTCTATAGAGCAAGAACCCTATACGCCGCCAATGGAGTCAACCCCGCAGGACTACTACTCGCAATACGCTCCGACACAGCAGTACAATGCCCCCGCAGCTAACCCCATGACTGCCGGGTTGGGTAGCTATATGGAAGGGCTGCAATACAAGGCTCCTCCTCCCCCCGCCGCTCCTCCCCCTGCCGCTCCTGCTGCCCGTAATTACTCTTGGAACAGCGGCAAGTACGCTGATGAGGCGGCGCTTCGCAGTGCGCTGGGAACCTATGCCACACAAAACAACTACACCCCGGCATCCGTAGATACATGGATGGGCGACCAAGCAACATACGGGATTTCTTCTACCCCCGCCGCTGCTCCTTCCACCACGACTGCCTACAACCCGCAGACTCAACAATATACGGCTCCTACGGCTCCTGTAGAACCTGCTGTCCCTGCACAGACCGCCCAAGAAATTGCTTACCAAAAGTTCAAGGCAGAGCAGGATGAGAGAGACTATATGGCGAGTACTCAAGGCGGGTCTGCTGCTGGTGGGCGCATCCATGCTTACGCGCAAGGTGGTTCCATACCGCAAGGCATAGCCTCTCTAGGGCGTGGGCAGGACTCCATGCTTGTCCATATGACCCCCGGTGAGGTACAGGGGCTGCAACGGCTTGCTATGGCTCATGGTGGGTCTTTGACGATCAACCCACAGACTGGACTGCCTGAAGCTGGATTCCTTAGCTCTCTGCTGCCTATGATTGCCGGGGCAGGGTTAATGCTGATTCCCGGTATGCAGCCTTTGGGCGCAGCGGCAATAACTGGCGGGATTGGCGCTCTTGCTACTGGTAGTTTAAGTAAAGGTCTAATGTACGGTTTGGGTGCTTATGGCGGTGCTGGGTTGGGAGAAAGTCTTGCTGGGATGGGTGCTGGGGCCGAAGCAACCGCAGCGGCTGCGGGGTCTGAATTGACCGGCGCTCTTGACCCGCGACTTGGGGAACTTGGGATAAATACTGCCTATACACCACCTGTTCCGCAAGCCCCCCCTGAACTTGGGTCAATAACTGGTGCAGACGCTTTGGCAACGGCTGCTGGCAATCCCGTCACGCAGGTTCCAATTGCCGCAGAATCGGTGCCTCCGAGTACAACGCCGGTAGTGCAAAATGTACAACAAACTCCACAAGCAGTCGGCGCAGACCCCGGTATAGGGACAAAACAAGTAGTTCAAAACCCTGTAAACGCTACATGGGAAGGCTTTAAACAGGCTACAAGTTCGCCGGGAGCGGCGGGGGATTTCTTAAAGAAAAATTACAAATCAGTAGCTATGGCTGCTGCACCTGTACTTTCATCTGCGCTAACCCCTAACAAGTTTGCTCCCCCAGCTAGAACTCCAACGCAGTATTCACGTTACGGGGATAGTACGACTCCGGGCTACACCCCACCTAGGTACAACCCGCTTACCGGGAATTACGATCCAGCGTCTTATGGCCCCGGTTCTTACTATACCAATCCTACCCAATACGCCGCTAAAGGCGGTGCGGTTGGATTTAAACAAGGCGGAATAGCGGATTTCTACCCGTTAACGGGAGATCGTCCAAATACAGGGGGTCTTGGTGGGGCCGCAGAAAAACCCAGAAATTCACGCAAAATAAATGATCCTGATTCTGGTGCTGGAATATATGACGACAAAGCAGGTGAAGGGCCGTATAGCGATTCTGGAGGGATTTATGAAAACACGCCCTCTGATGTTGCAAGTTTGTTTGACAAAGCAAGTGCAGCTACGCTTGCGCGGTACATAGCCGATGGCAAGAGCGCACACAGAATAGCAGCCGCCAAGAAGGAGTTTTATGAACGCGCCAATGCATACAACAAAAATTATGGGGATACAACCAGTGCGGCACAGGGTGGGTTGATGGGTTTAAACACTTACGCTGCCGGGGGAAAACTTCTTCGCGGCCCCGGTGACGGGATGTCTGACTCTATCCCGGCTGTAATTCAAGGCGCTAAACCTCAACGCGCCGCCCTTGCAGATGGTGAGTTTGTCATCCCGGCTGATGTGGTGAGCCACCTTGGTAACGGCTCTACAGAGGCAGGATCAAGGCAACTGTACGCAATGATGAATAAGATTCGCAAGGCTAGGACAGGCAACCCCAAACAAGGTAAGCAGATTAACCCTGCGCGGTTTATGCCAGCGTGAGTTATGCAATGGCGGTAGAGAAGTTTACTGAAACCTACAGAGAACTTGAACCTTTATATCGTCAGCACTACAAGGAAATGACGGACAGGCTAAGTGAAGCAGGTATCCATTACAGCCCGTATAAACCAAGGCTTGAAGAATATGGTAAGGCAAGTGATGGCGGATGGTTGCTAAATTTTGTGCTTCGTACAGACGGTGCTGTTTGTGGGTATGCAAATGTGTACGTTACTAATGATATGCACAACAATGATTTGATAGCGCAAGAAGACACAGTGTTTGTCCTAAAAGAACACCGGAACGGTATAGGCAAGAAGCTAGTAAAGTTTGTGGTTGAGGAACTTAGAAGTCGTGGCGTTAAGAGACTAAATGTTTCCGCTAGGACTGATTTGCGCGTAGCAAAATTGTGGAAAAGAATGGGCTTCAAGGAAGCCGCCACACAAATGACATACGAATTTTAAGGAAATATTATGTGCGAATCTGCTGCTCCTACACAACCAACTAGCGTTAGCCAGACCACATCCAACATCCCGGACTGGGCGATACCTTACGCCACTAGGAACCTTGGGAAAGCGGAAGCCCTGACGGATATAAATCAGAACCCTTACCAGACATTCCAAGGCAACCGCGTTGCTGATTTCAACCCGTTGCAAAATCAAGCGTTTACCAATGTAGCCGGAATGCAAACCAACGCCGGAACTGGTAACGCAATGAATCAGACGCAGGACGCTTACAACCGTTCTGCAAATGCGGGTCAATACAACGCGCAAAATTTTGGCAATCAGTATGGTTCTGGGCAACCGTTTCAAAATTTAGGGCTGGGGTATTTGTCGGCAAATGCACCGAATTTAAACCAATACCAGATGGGCCAAGCGCAGCAGGTTCAGAACCAAGGGCTGAACCAATACCAGATGGGGCCAGCAGATCAAGTTAATTCACAAAACTTCGGTCAGCAGTCTGCACAAGACTATATGTCCCCTTACGCTCAACAGGCTATCGACCCCACCCTGCGTGAGAACCAGCGGCAGTTTCAAATTGCCAGTACAGGACGGCAAGCGGCTGCAACACGGGCAGGTGCATTTGGTGGTTCCCGTCAAGCCATTGAGCAGTCTGAAGCACAGCGCAACCTTGGAAGGCTCCAGAGCGATACCCAAGCAGTGGGTATGCAGAACGCTTACCAGAACGCACAGCAGCAATTTAACGCAGACCAAGCCCGTAGGCAGCAATCAATGTTGGCTAACCAACAGGCAGGGCTTACCACAGGACAAGCCAACCTTGGATCGGCTTTGCAGACTCAAGGACTTGGAGCGCAACAAAACCTCCAGTCTCAACTTGCTAACCAACAGGCTGGTCTTACTACAGGTCAAGCTAACCTTGGGTCAGCCTTGCAAACACAAGGGCTGGGTTCGGGGCAAAGTATGCAAGCCCAACTTGCCAATCAAAGTGCATATGGTCAGATGCAGGGTCTGGGTATGCAGCAAAACCTGTCGGCAAACCAACAGGCAATGCAGAACGCACAGCTTCGCGCACAGTATGGGTTGGCTGGACAGCAAGCTGGAGAACAGTCGCGGCAGTTTGGTGCTAACTTTGGGCTTCAGAACCGTCAACAGGCACTGGCAGCGGCGGGACAGTTGGGTGCTTTGGGACAACAGCAGTACGCGCAGCAGATGGGCATTAACTCTGCCCAGCAACAGGCTGGCGCACAGATGCAAGCACAAGAGCAGCAAGGTCTGTCTAACAGGTATCAAGACTTCCTAAACCAGCAGAACTACCCGTACAAACAGCTTGGTTTCATGTCGGATATTATGCGTGGAACGCCGACTTCTGGCGGGGCGCAGACTATTTATCAACAACCAGCTAGTTCTGCCAATGCAATAGCCGGTATTTTGGGTGCTGGATATGCTGGAAGCAGACTTCTTCCAACGGGCGCAACTGGCGGCACAGTTAAAGGGTATAAACAGGGTGGTATGGTTGATTCAATTGGTCTTGGACTTGGCGCATACGCACTGGGCAGAACATAATGTTAAACACTATCCCGCAAGACCCGTCCTCTGTAATGAGGTTTGTAGACGGCGCTGATGAGCGTGAGCTTATGTCTATGGTTTCTGCCAAGAACCCGTACAGCTTTATGGCACTGGCAAAGCTGCAATCCATAAGAGACTTGAAGCTGAAGGAACAGGCTGGACAGCCAAATCCTCCTCCCATGTCTGAGCAAATACCGCAGCAGTTGGCACAGCTTGCAAGTGGACAGCCTATGCAACAGCCTATGCAGCCTATGCAGCAACAGCCTATGCAGCCTATGCAGCAACAGGGTATCGCCAGTATTGGTGGTGAAGCTACTGGGGCTGGCGGTGGGATGGTGTCGTTTACAGATGGCGGTGGTGTAAGAAGGTTTGCAGCAGGTGGAGTTAAAGATAATCCCTTTATGGTTACTTTTAATGACGCTTTAGAAAAAGAAGGGGTGCTTGGAACGCCATTGGAACCAGTGGTTAGAAGTCTTTTTCAACAAGAAAGTTCTTCTGGTGCAGATACGCGGACATCTAATGCTGGCGCTGTTGGGGCAATGCAAATTCTGCCCCGAACCTTTGCGTCCGTAGCAGACAAGGATTGGGACATAAAAGACCCATCACAAAACATGAGGGCTGGAATTCGGTATGCAGGGCAAATGTTTAAACTTGCCAATGGTGATCCCAGCTTAACTGCTGCTGGATATTACGGTGGCCCCCGTGGTCTGGCAAAAGCTAGGCAAGGCATAGCTGTGTCCGACACAAGAAATCCCAATGCTCCCAATACACTTCAATATGGGCAGCAAGTTGCCAACAGAATTCCTGTTGCCGAAAATCAAATCCCACGCGCAAGAATTCCTGATAGGCAACTAACCACAGCAGAAAATGTTGTTGGATATTTAACTGGTTCTGGTTCGGCGTATGGAGCAACTTCCCCTTCAGGGGAGGCTTCAATAGATGAACGTCCGGATGCAAGTGGCATTGCAACTGCCACAGGGGTTGGACTTGCTGGTGCAGAAGCCATTCGCCGCGTCAATGCAAATCGTGCTGCTGATTTGATTAAATACAATGCACAGCAGAGCATGGTGCCGACAGGTGCGCCACCTCCAAAACCACCGATAACGGTTGGGTCAGCAACACAATCAACTCTTTCTGGAATAAAAAATGTTGGGTCTGGAATAACGAATGCAGGGAAATTTGTAGGGAAATTTGTAGGGAAAACACCAGTGGCTATTGCTGGTTACTCTGCTATTGCGGATACTTTGCCAACACCAACAGAAGATTTTTACACTCGGTTTGGCATAGAACGTAGCAATTCTGGGCCGAAGATGGAGGCTGCAAAAGACATTGGTGTCCGTGCATTGGGTTTGGGATCGGATATGTTTAACAACATGACTTTGGGAACTATAGAAAGATTTTTTGCAGACAAATACGATCAAAATACTGGACAAAAAGTAACTGCTAAAAAAGCAAAACAATTAGCAGTTATAGCAAAAGAGGAAGCAAAGAAAGACGTAGATAAACCGAAGGTTGATATCGCTGAAACTCAAGAATTTCCCGCCGCACTAGACCCAGCTTTACGAGAGATCTTTGGTCTTCGTGATCAACAAAATGCAGCACTAAAAGAAATTGGGCCAGCTAGAGAAGCACTTTCGACGGCGCTAGAAAAAAGGATTGCAGATTCAAGATTAAATGTACAAGATTTTGATATTGCAAAAGGAGATCTAAAAGCGGACAGAACCGCAATTGTAAAAGAATATGAAACTCTATTTCCAAACCCAAACACGGAACTAAGAAAACAGCTAAATGAGTTACAAAAAGCCCATACACAATCTTCTGAACAAGCCCCTTATCAAGCACTGTTGAAATTCAGTCTTGGTTTGATGGCTAACAAGAACCCAAGATTTGGCGCTGCTATTGGCGAGGCAGGTCAACTTGGGTTGGAGGAATACAGTAGATTGCAAGGGTTGAATCAACGCCAAAAAGAAAAACTCTTTGAATCAGAAGCTCACTTAGCTAACGCCAATGATTTGAGGAGCCAAAATCAATATGCAATGGCTGACAAAGAAGCAAGGCTTGCTCAATCTGCTAGGTTAGAACTGTTCCAACTTAAACATGATGAAAAGGTATCTAACGCATCATTGGTTTATCAGGTGGCACAAATTAAAGCTGGGGTTCCGGAAGAAAGAGCAAGAATGCTTGGTCAGCAATTGACGGCTAATTTGAATATTTATACCACCATGAAGGGGCCGGAACAGTTTCAAATGTTTAAATTGCTTAAAGAAAATTCTGGATTTGCAGACTATATGCAAGACATCAAAGAGATGGATTACTTTGCCAAAGTTGCAGTTACCGCACAAAGACAAGTGGATGAAAATTTAAAAATACAAGCCGCCGCTGGCGTTGATATTTCAAAAATTAACATTCAAGATGAAGTTCAAAGAACAATTGAATCAGCTATGCGTTCGTATAAAGCATATCAAGCTAAACAAGCTGAAAGCAAGAAACCACCTGTTCCGGTTACTGGAAAATAACTATGCCGACAATAATTGAAGGCCCAACCGGAAGAAGGTTTCAATTTGAGGCTGATATACCAGAAGCCCGTGCATTTGAACTAGCCAAACAACAGTACCCGGAACTGTTCCCAGAAGCAGTTAAGGCTCCGGTTCCTGCAAAACCAGAACCGGGAATAGCTTCAGAAATAGGAAGCATCCTTAAATCTGGTACTGGGCAAGGCATAGCCAGTCTTGGGAAGCTGGGTCAGTACGTTGGTATCGGCGGTAAGGACTTGGAGGAGTACGGTGCTGGTATGACAAAGAGGGCTACAGAAGCCCTTAGTCCCGGCACACAAGCCGCCTTGCAAAGGCAATTCCTTAAAGAGGCTCCTGAAGGTCAGGGCTTTTTAGGCTATCAGCTAGGCGATGGAAAGCTAACAGACATCCCCGCTCAATTCTTGCAGTCTGTTCCGGTAATGGCGGGGTCTATGGCTGCTGCCGTTGGTGCCACGGCTTTGGCTCCTGCGTCTGTTGTAGCAGGTGCTGGTACGGGAGTTCTTGGGTTTCTTGGACGGGTAGGTCTAGGCAAGGTAGCAGGAAGGATAGTTACCGCTGCTGGGCCGGGTGCTGGTGCTGCCGAAGCTCTTGCTGGGAAGCTGGCAATAAATACCTTGGCAGGTAACGTGACCGAAGGACTTGCTGCTGCGGGTAGCAGTGGTATAGAGACAGAAAAAGCAATAAATGACTTTGCCAAAGTTAATCCGGATGGGTTCTTTCGGTCGCCTATTGGTCAACAGGCACTGCAAGACGCTGATGGAGACAAGAAGAAAGCCATTGAACTTGGTGCTTTCAGGGCCGGTAGGAGTGTCGCCGCTCTAACCGGGATATCAACAGCCATTCTTGCTACTCCGGGATCGGCATTTGAGTCCGTAGCGGTATTTGGTAAGGGTGCAAAGTCTAGTCGTTTACGCAGTGCAATTATGGGTGGTATTGCAGAAGGCCCACTACAAGAGCTTCCTCAAGGCTCTGCTGAACAGTACATTCAGAACCTGCAAAGAATTCAAGCTGGTGAAGAAATCTCACCCGGCAAAGGTGTGCTTGAAGCTGGTGTTCAGGGCGCTATTATTGGTACGCCAATGGGCGGTGCTTTAGGTGCTATTACTGGCTCTGGTAAGCCACAGGAACCTAGGTCGCTTGATGCTCAGTTCCAAGAATTGGCTAACCAGTATCAATCTAAAGGTTTAAACGCTACAACTGCTTACAGTAACGCTGCTAACGACATAGAGAAGTATGCTCAGGCGGGTGAAACACTCACCGTATACGACAGTCTTGGCAGGGACAGAGATGTAACTATCGTTGGGAAGAGTGATGCAGGGAGGGCTATTGTCGATGTTGGTGGAGAGGAGTTTGTCCTTGGCAATGAGTACACGGTAAGTAACCCGAATGATGGCAGGTACGGAATAAAGAAGGGTGATGAGTTTGTGGCTTCTTCTGAGCTTAATAAAGACGAGGTTACGTCTGCGTCAGAAAACATAGAAAAAATTATTAAACAATTTAATGCTGAGTTTGAACAAACTAAAGTCAAGACCCCAGAACACTATGCCGCCGAACGGCTTGGAACCGCTTTAGACGCAGCAAAAGAAGTTATAGAAGTTGCAGAGGAAAAGACGCAGGAAGAAGCTGTAAAGCCAAAGGCCGCAAAGAAGCCAGTTGTAAAGGTTGCTGCTGCACCCCCTGCTGACCCTACCACAGACCCTGCTGCCGCACAGGCTGCTCCTGATGCTGCCGCCCCTGCGGCACAGGATCCTGCTGCCGCCCCTGCCCCTGCTGCTCCTGCTGCCGCACAGGCTGCTCCTGCCGCCCCTACTGAACAGGCTACTGAGCAAACAGTCTCTGCCGAACAACAGGCGGCAATTGATTTTATAGCCGCCGTAGATACAGGTGGTATTCCACTTAACCCATCAAAAGGTAATGCTATTGCAAGGGGGCTAGGGCTTGAGGTAAACACAAAATCAAAACCAGAAGAAACAATCCAACGTATCCGTGATGCCGTTGGAAGAATTACCCCAACGGAACAGACCGCTGACATACAGGCGGCTATTGACGCAGCCAATGCTGCTGGGCAAAGAGCCACTACTGAGCAAGAAGATTCTGTTGTTATCGATGAAGACGCGATTGAAGCAGCAGCCGAAGCCCAAGCTGAAGAGCAAGCCAAGGCCGATGCAGACGCAATCACGGCAGAAAATGCTTCTAAAAATCTTGCAAAAAGTACCAAGGCGGAAGACAGGGCCGCTGAAAAAGCCGCAAAAAAAGTAGAAACAGATGCGTTTAACGCCGCTGAAAAAGTTAGGCGGAAGATTTACAACCCGTTTGATCGGGCGTTGAATGGCCTTGAGATGATGAATCCCGACGAAGGAACTCGGGATGATCCAAACCCAGATCATAAAGATATAAAGTCGGCACTTTTAAAGACCGCTAAAAAGCTGCTTGATCTTGGGTACATGGATGAGCAGGAGTATTCCGCGTTTACACAAGAAACAAAAACCAAGGGCGCAGACCTTACTGACGGTATCCGCACACTAAGGTATGTGGTTGAGTCTTCTGTTGGGCAGGGGACGACTCCGAAGAGCAGGGTTTCAGCAAAAGAATCTCGCGCACCTAAAACTAAGAAAGGTACTCCCGCTGCTCAAAACACCTTACGTCAACTTCTTACTGAGATGCGTAAGACGCGGAATAAGGAATACTACGACAAGGCATTGCCGAGAGTTGCTGCGCTGGTTAAAAAGCGTATGGGTCAACTTGGGCTTGGCAAGCACATAGAAGAAGATTTTATAAAGTTACTACAGGCTGGAAAAGAAACCAGCGGCGCATACTTTAAGAAAGTAATTAACCTTGCAATTGCAGGTAAGTCTGACAAGCAGATCATGTCAACTCTTGACCATGAAGCAATTCATGCTATGAGAGCAATTGGCATGATTACGGAAAGTGAATGGAAGAACCTTTCAAATCTGGTTGTTAAAAGAGGCTGGCTTAATACTTTTAGGATTGATGAAAGATATGAAGGAAAACTCAATCCAACGACAGACGAGTTAAAAATTTCTGGGTTGAGCCGTGAAGAATGGATTCAAGAAGCTAAGTATGAAGAGGCTATTTCTGACGCTTTTGCTACCTACGCCAACGGACGTTCCCCACTACTTGGATATGATGGAAACGACCAACCAATATATAGGTACAAGAAAGACCTTAACCTAGCCGGTCAGCCTGTCGGAATCATCAACCGTATCCTGAAGATACTGGGCATCGTTAAAGATGTAGTGTCAGAGGATGCAGTGTTTAAACGTTTTCAAGAGGCTCCCATAGAAGCGGATGCCGATAAACTCAAAGCGGAAGGTGCCTCTCCCAAACTCAGCGTATCCAAAGCTGATCTTGGACGGGAGAAGACTGGTCAGTTATACGAAGTCTATAACCGCAAGACAGGCAAAGTCGTTGGTGGCCCATACCAGACCCGTAGCACAGCCCGTAGCGGCGCTGACAGGAATGACAACAAGTACGGTGGATACGCTCACGATGTAAGGGAAGTTGAGCAGAAGGAATTGCCAAAGACTGCTAAAAATATTATCCAAAAAACATCGTTTTACAAAGATTTATTACCCGCCTCTGGTTTTAATAGACTTCCAATTGATAGCCAGAGAAACTATAAATATAAATCTGGTCAATCATTTCTAACATTTGAACGTGATGGCGTTCGCGTTGCTTTTTCCTCTGGTCAGAAATTGTATTCTGATAAGCGCGGCGTTGGCGTTTATCAGGGCGACACAAATGAAAGTGTATTTCACGCTTTAATTGTTGATCCGCAAGAACGTAAAAAAGGTAAAGCAACTAAAGCCTTGATAGATATCATTCGTTCTGCTGATGAATCAAATACCAACATATACCTTCAACCAACTTCGTTAGACGCTGGAGCTATGACAACGCCGCAGCTTGTAGAATTTTACAAGCGTTTTGGATTTGAACCGCAAAACAACGAGAAGGTTCTTATTCGCGTTGCAAAAACTAAACCTAAACCATCACCAAAGTTCAGCGTATCCCCCTCAGAGAAGTTTCCGCGTGTTGGTAAGCTGGTGGATGGACTTACTGTACGGGAACACATTCCAAACCAAAGTTCAATCAGCGCATCCCTTACAGACTACACCTTTGTTCCCGGTGTGAGAGAGATACCACTTAGTGCGTTCGATCCAGCCTATGTGCCTTCCGTAACGCTTGAAAAGCTAGACAACCGCACACGCAAACTGGCTAACGAAATAAAAAACTCTGGTGAAATTAACCCTCTCATAGTTGTGATGGATAGCGAAGGTTTGTATGTCCTTGAGGGTGGTCATCGTTTTGACGCATTGATCGCTTTGGGGGCAAAATCGTTACCCGCGCAAGTTGTTATTGACGATGAACCAAATTTCAAGCAGAAACCATCACCAAAGTTCAGCGTAGCAGCAAGACTGACGGCAAAGGAAGAAACTAAACCAGTCTGGTACTCAGCACTTTCCCGTCAGATAGACAAGCTCCCGCAAGATGAGATGACTGCTGCCGAGTGGAAGGCACTGCTGGTCAAGCCGGAAGAGACTAAGTCCCGTGGTGTTCGCGGCCCTGACAACGTGGTAATTCCCGGCAAATTTATTACTACAAAAATTGAAGCAAGTTCCAAGCTCCCCGGCGTAAAGATGGCAGAGATCAAGGCGACAGAGATACTGGAGTGGATCGACGCACAGGGTGGCGCAAATGAACTATCTCTTGCTGGCACTGAATTAGTTAATGCAAGGAGATTGTTTATTGAAAAAGAACTCACTGATGACGGGATCTCTGACGATTTTACTGCTATGTATGGGTATGAGTCTCGCAATACAAAACAAAAAACAATGATAGATATGTTGTCGCAGAACGACATCTATTTTAAAGATATGTGGCCCAATGAAAAATTCACTGTTCCAAACAAAGACAAAACAAATCCGCAAATCTCCAAATCTCAAATCCAACAGTTTCTAGAGAAGGGTGGAGCGAAGTTGGAGTTTCAGGACAAAGTGTTAGGTGGAAAACTTGTTCCAAGTAAATTACTAAAAAGATATATAGACGGTCATTCCAGCAGGACAAACCTTACTTCTGCGGATTATGGTTTGCTTGCGATAGAATTGGAATCAAAGGCAAAAACATATAAACCAACGGAGGGTCTGTATCGGCATTACTTTGTACTGTCTGAAGAGGCAACGCAACTTGCTGAAGGAATAGCCTCAACCGGAAGTTCTGCCGAACCAACCAAATTCTCCGGCTACCAACTCCCCGGTGGCAAGAACTACCGTGAAGCGTTTGTGACGACTCCAAATGTAACTGGCTTAAGAAACAATTATGCGGTATTTAAAGGCGATGATGAGTATTACGTTGGTGAAAGGGATACGGGTAATCCAATATCAAGAATGTTTGCAACACAAATTGCGGCAGAAAATTCTTTAGAAGATTTTAACAGAGTGGGAAATGCGTCCGGCAGTTGGAAAGACGGTCACCCATCCTACTCAGGCATTGATAACCCAGTAGTCCGCATCCGCTTCAATGACCGCACTGACGTTGACGGCAATAAGGTTTTGTTCTTAGAGGAGCTACAGCCTCCTAACAATCCAGAATTCCAGAAGATGCCTAAGTCTCTTCAAGACCGTTGGCTTGCTATCGGTCTTAAACGGATGATCCGCTATGCCGCCGATAACGGGTACGACAAGATTGCATGGACTACTGGCGAACAGCAAGTCATGCGTTATGAGAATGCACTACGAAAACAGGTTGACTCCATAGAGTGGGAGAAGACACCGGAAGGGGTGCATATCAGGGGATACAAACTAGAAAACACATCACGCCGACCACTCATTGGGGACGAGGCGCTGATTGAGCAAATAGATGCTGACCGCGACAGACTGGTAGCTCTACATGGTGATCCGCGTGATATGGCTACAGTGCAACGCCGTATTTACAGCAATCTCACTGAACAACGCGCAGAGATTGCAGGATCAAAACGTAAAAAGAAAGTTGCCGACACACGCTATGCCGAGAACGACCTCACTGAAGTAATTGGCAAGGTCATGGCAGACCGCATCCGCAACGATCCTGCTCAGACCGGAGTAATCGAAGGTGACAACCTGACCGTTGATTCTGTCGGCGTAAAGAAACTCTACGATGTCATAGTCCCTGCTCAGGCAAACAAGATACTGAAGGAGATGGGCGGCGGGAAGGTTGGGGAAACACGCATTTCATTCAACCATGACGCTAGTAATAATCCTCAATTAGAATGGAATGATGGCGCGGCCCGTTCAATATTGAGAAGTGGTGGTGAAATTTACATTTTTGATATAGCAGCAAACGATGAAACTTTAATAAAAACAGAAGCGGATTTAGATAGAGAATTAAACGCTACAGGCGAACCTGCTGGTTATATTCTTGGAGATAAACAAGGGACGTTAAAGCAACCATCCTTCGACATCATCCCTGCTCTGCGCGAACGTGCCATGCAGGGTATGCCAAGATTCAGCGTAGCCCCAAAGATTACCAAGAACATTGTTAAGAACGCAAAGGGCTTGTACATCTACAAGGGCAAACTTCCCGAATCGTTCTACAAGTGGTTTGGAACGTCTGCTGTAACGGATGATGACGGTTACCCGCTGGTTATGTTCCACGGTACGGCTAGGGACATTACTGAGTTTAAACCAAAACAAGCCAATGCTATTTTTATAACCAACAACACAAATACTGCTTTCAATTTCTCCGAGTTATCAAAAGCGTGGGTTCTAGATCATCTTGATGATTTCATCACCCCAGAACTTCAAAAAGAAATAAGGGTTGAGGCTAGGAGGGTAGCGAATTCTTCTAATGAAAAAAACAAAACGATAGCCTTTATTGATGAACTTGACCGCCTAATTGGTAACGAGCTTGAAAGTGGAAACAATTTAATACCGCTGTTTGTAAGGGCAGAAAATATTTTTGACTATGAAAATAAAGAACAAGTAAAAAATCTTCTTGATTATATTAGTGGTAAAGGTGGTTTAACTGCATATGCATTTTCTAAGAATGATAACTGGGAGACAATTGAATCTCCAGCAGTCCAGAACGCCATTAAGGCACTTGGTTATGACAGCTTCTATGTATCAGAAAACAACAGTAAGAACCTAGCCGTATACGATCCCAACCAAGTTAAATCCGTTACCGGCAACTCGGGTGAGTACAGCCGTGAGAGCAAAGATATTCGCAGGAGTGTTGCTCCTAGGTTTTCTGATAAACCTGTCCCCAAAGTAATTGACGAATATTCTGGAATGGTGAACGCAAAAAATATTGCGAAAACAAAGAAGTGGGGCACTAACCGCGATTTTAAAATAGCAATGCAAGAATCCGTTCGTAATAAAGCGGATGAACTTGAAGTTGATCTAACCACAGACAACGAGAACAACCGTGCCTACCTTATCCGCAACCTCATCAGAGAATCGCGTGATGCTCTGGTAGTAAATAAAAATGCCGTTGGTTGGTATGACGACAAAGTAACGGCAGCACTGGAAATTATTTCTGAACTTCACCCTGAAATACTCACAGAACCGGAAGCTAAATTTGCTTTTATTTGGGCGCTAGCGGTTACGTCTAACGGAATCAAGGTAAACAGAAACTTCCAGATGGCAGAAAATGCCTATTCAAAATGGAAGCGTACTGGCGGAAAAAATGGCGGAAAGATGCCCACTAACATTGGCGAAGGCACATCCAAGAAAGCCATTGAAAAGGGCATGAAGATATACAACAAGTTGATTGATGATTGGGGATTTCAAAAGCTTCAGAAATTTTCAACTGAACTTCAACTCAACCGTAAAGTAAGGGACACTTACGGCACACAAGCATCTGGCGAAGGCATTGATACCTATGTATATGGTGCTTCAATCCTAGGCCCAAAGATTGGCAACGGGTTTTTTATGAACCTATACGGTGAGTTTGGACAACTAACGATGGATCGCTGGTTTGTCCGTATGTACGGAAGGCTTACCGGAAACCTTGTTGAACATAACCAAAAACTTATTGATTCCAGTAGAGAATCAGTTATTGGTCTAATTGATTACATAAATACAAATGAATTTGCTAAAGAACAAATAGAGACTATTCTAGGTGTTGAATTGTCCAGCAACGATCCGTTGGATATTGCAAACCGTATAGTTAAGAAATCCGCAAAAGAAGATTTGCGTGAAGAAATTAAAAGAATATTTCCGGCAAACGAGGCCGATGAATCCATCGTTGCAGAAATTCGCGGTGGAACGTTAAAAGATTTTACTTCAGTTGGAGATGAACTTCGCAAACAGGCGAAGACTTACATCATACACGTTGACGGTCAGATTGAGGCACCCAAAGGTGCAAGTCAACGCAACATGATGCGTGAGATTGGGGAAAAAGTTCTTTCTGAACTTAGGAAAACAAATCCTTATTTAACGATGGCAGATTTTCAGGCGCTTCTCTGGTATCCGGAGAAAACCTTGTATGACACTGCTGGTGTTGAAGACCAAGAAATTAATGGTTACGAAGATGCAGAGGCACCTGACTATGCCAATGCTGCTGCAAATCTAGTTACCTCAAGAGGGATTTCAAATGAAAGAGTCCAAGAAGCAAGAAACCGTGCCAGACGTATCGTTTCCGACAGGCGCTCAAGCCGAAGCGGACGAGGAGATGGAGGATCATCTGGAGTATCTGGATTATCTGGAGAGACTGAAAAAGAAGGAAAGCAAGTAACGACAAAGCTGTCTATTGCACCCAAGCTTACTGTCTCTCCTTACATTAGTGCTACAGGTGTTTTGGGTGGTCGTGCAATACCAACTACCTTTGCCGCCCCAGCATCCAGTAAGTTAACAGACCACATCTACACTTGGGCAGACAAGTTTGTCGATCTCAAGAACCTTCAGGCAGAGATTGAAAAGACTACTGGTCAACTGGAAGACCAATACAACGCCTACCAGAAAGAAGAGCTTTATCACGCCAAGGTAGCGAAGCAGGTTCTTGACTTTATGCGTCAAGAGGTTCGTCCTCTTTTTGATGCAATGGAAAAAGAAAACATAACGCCTGAGAAGTTAAACGAATACCTGCACTCCCGTCACGCTAAAGAAAGAAACGACCAGATAGATGCCATCAACAAAGGGGTTGTGCAAGGAATTATTGGTAAGGGTTCCGGGATAACAACCAAAGACGCTAGAGACTATTTAAACAGTCTTTCCGCACAAGAAAAAGCATCCTTAGACCGTGTGGCAAAGATGCTTGATGGCATTATGCAGAAGACCCGCGATCTTATGGTTTCCTCCGGTCTTGAAGAGCAGGGAACCATCGATGCTTGGCAGAAGACGTATAAACACTATGTGCCGCTTGAACGTGTCTTGGGAGATCCTGACGAAGAAAACACAGGCTTTACTGGTCAGGGTCAGGGATATTCTGTCAGTAAGAATGTAAAACGCGCATTGGGTTCTACACTTGATGTTGAGCATATCATTGCAAACATCCTTGCCACCCGTGAAAGAACCATTGTCAGGGCGGAAAAGAATGAAGTAAACAAGGCAATCTATGGTCTGGCTCTTAAAGCGCCCAATCCAAATATTTGGATAGCAGTTGACCCTGAACTTCCAAAGAATACGCGCAAGAATCTCGCATCTTTTCTGGCGACCTTTGGTGGCTTTACATTAAATGAAGCCCAGAATATTGCTGCCTTCCCGCAGACTAGGTCGGTTGATCGTCAGACTGGGTTGATAACCAAGGGACGTAACCCGCAACTTGCCAAGGCAGACAATGTCCTGCACCTGATGATTGACGGGAAAGAGAAGCTGGTCTTCTTTAATTCCCGCAACAAACAAGCAAACAGGCTTGTCCGCACACTGAAGAATCTGGACACGGCAACCGTGGCGCGTGGGCTTCAGACGGTAGCCGTAATTACAAGATACTTCTCTGCGATCAATACTCAATACAACCCGATCTTCGGCGTTATAAACCTTATCCGTGACGTTCAGACTGGGCTTATAAACCTTCAAAGCACTCCCATAGCAGGGATGCAGAAACAGGTAGCCAACGACTTCATGCCAGCCATCAAGGGCATATGGAGTCAGTTGAGGGCAGAGGCCAAGGGAGGCAACGGAACTGGTCAGTGGGCTGCGCTGTTTAAAGAGTTTGAACAGTATGGTGGCCCAACAGGTTATCGGGATATGTTTGCTAATTCCGATGACCGGGCAAAAATGATTGAGAGCGAAATAAAGTCTTTGAAGCAGGGCAAGATTAAGGAAGGGTTTTCTGGACTAAAAAGTATGCTTTCAGATTACAACACCGCCTTTGAAAACGGTGTGCGTCTTGCCGCATATAAAGCTGCCTTGGACGTTAGGTCAACCGCATATCCAAAGGGAATGAGCAAACAACAAGCAGCTTCTCTTGCAAAGAACCTGACCGTCAACTTCAACAGGAAGGGAGATATAGCACTTCAGGCTGGCGCTCTCTATGCGTTCTTCAACGCTTCTGTGCAAGGTACTTCCCGTATCTTGCAAACAATGACAAGGATAGAGAACGGGAAACTTGTTGTCACCCCGCTTGGCAATAAGATAATAAGGGGCGGATTACTTCTTGGGGTTGTTCAGGCGGTAGCTTTGGCGGCAGCAGGTTTTGATGATGATAACCCTCCTCAGTTTGTGCGGGAGAAGAACATCATCATTCCGTTGATGAACGGGAAATACCTTACCATTCCAATGCCGCTTGGATTTAACCTTCTCCCGAACCTGTCCCGCAACGTCACGGAATGGGGGATGTCTGGATTCAAGAATACGCCCAAACGGATTATCTCTTTGCTTGAGTCTGTAATGACAGGTTTAAACCCGTTTGGCGGCGGGTTCTCGGTACAGACTCTATTTCCTACGGTAGCAGATCCAATAATTGCTTTGGCTGAGAACAAGGATTCCTTTGGAAGGAAGATTTACCGGGAAGACTTTTCCTCCCTGCGTCAGACTCCCGGATACCTTCGTACAAAGGATACAGCCACACCTTGGTCGAAGGGTTTGTCTGAGTTTCTCAACTACGCTTCCGGCGGGACTCAGCATATGAAGGGCGCACTTAGCCCAACACCAGATCAGATTGACTACTTGATTGGTCAGGCAACCGGGGGTGTCGGGAGAGAAATTGGGAAAATTTTCCAAACAGTTTCATCTACCGCTACAGGCGAAGAACTTCCATCCACAAAAATACCGCTACTCAGCAGGTTTTACGGGGACACGGAAGAATCCGCAAGTCAGAGCAACAAGTACTACACCAACCTCTCTCGGATCAATTCATATGCCGCAGAGATAAAGGGCAGGATAGGACATCCGGGCACTGGGACAGTCTCTGAATTTATCCAAGACGTTCCAGAGGCAAGGCTTGTTCCGCTGGCTACAGCAACCTATTCAGCAATTCAAAAAATAGAGAAGCTGAAGAAACAGGCAATTGAAAGAGGTCTTCCAAAGGAAAGGATTCGTCAATTTGAGAAACTTACCCAAGACAGGATGAAGCAATTCAACCAGAGAGTTGAAGCCTTCCAAAGATAAAAAACCCCCCGGCAAAATGACCGGGGGGAATCCTTGTAGGGAAAGGCCAAGGACTATTTGATACGCCACACGCGGTGACCTGCATCACTCCTGCGGATCGTAAATTTCTTACCTTCAAGCTTGTGTTTCCTCAAGCTTCCGATGATGGCTGCGTATGTCTTATCAACTATCTCTACAGATTGGTTGGGAGACATATCACCAAATGGGTACTTGCTAACCCTATACGACCGTTTGACAGGTAGCACCACATCATCTTCCACTTTGTATTTTGTTGAGGAGTTCATTTTCGGTTCCATATCTTTTTTCAAATTCCCTTTTGTGTGGATGTCTAGAGACAGCCACCTCACTATTCAGACCGCTCCGATGGTGAGTAAAGCAGAGAGGAATCGTTTCCAAGTGCGTCTGCCTTCTCCCATTTCTTAGTATATGGTGTATGTCTGCTGGTGAGTATATACCATTTAAACGGCATACTATACAGCCTAGTTCAGATATGTACCTTACCCATTGTTTTTCTTCAGCATTCATTCATGTTGGTTCTTCTGCGTAGAGGGGTGTAGATTTTGCATTGGGATCAATGTCCCTGTAGTCGGCAATTGAGTTGTGCAGACAGACCACGCGATGATGTTTCCCGCCAACGGTAAGTTCGATCAGCCATGCCACAGGGGTTTTGTCCATTAAAAGGGAACCTGATCTTTCAGCCAATTACGGAACTCAACCTTCATTAGGTCAAACGATTCTTGAAACTCCACATCACTTAACTCTTTGCGTGATTTGATGCCACACATCCTGTGTAAGGCTTCAATGGCTTGTTCCTCACACTTTTCGGTAATCTCATTCTGAGATGCCAGCCAATCCCAGAACATAGGATTGCGGCACAACATCCCGGCAGCAGAAACTACCCCGTTCTTTCTGGGGTAGGGTGTCTGGTCTTCGTTTAAACGAACAGCCACAATCTGATAACGCGCCCCAACGAAGTCCCTGAAAATCTCTTCAGGCACATCGTCAGGGTGAACTGACAGGGTAAGGATATACCCCGTCTTGTCCTGCTTCATGGCGACCTTGACCGCCTCAAAGTTAGACGTATTCATCAGAAGGGTATATCTTCGTCCACCACCTTGGTGGTCTTGGTTTCGCCCTGCTTGATGTAATGCTCCTTCACAGCAAGGCTGAGAAACTTCTTCCCAGAGTCTGCCCCGGTGCGAGTCCATGCCGAGATATCAAGGATCACCTCACCACCCGCCTTGTATTCCTTGGCGATGTAGTTGCAGAGGTCTTCTCCCAACTCAATCTGCCCGGTGAGATTCGGGGATCTTTCCTTGCGGTACTTCTCATCCATTGGAAACAGGCTTCCAGTATTCGGGTATGCGCTCATCACTACTCCTTGTTAAGTTTAGCTACGCTTTCTTTGAACGATACTATCAACGCCTCGTACCTTGGCTTTGAGAAAGCCTCGACACGGGCCAGCACCGACTTGTTGCTCTTCCAGAACTCACGCAGTCCATCCTCAGTCCTGAAGGTGGGGATGAATTCATCACACATCCCAATTACGAAATCCACAACCTCTGCCTCCCCCTTACCTGCGGGAACAGTAATCTTCCCTGCAATCGGAGCCACTGCCTTATCCACAGGCTTATCCACAGGCTTCGGCGCTTCCTGTTTAAACTCTTCCGTGGGAATGTCTTCACCTGCGTAGATGTAAAGACCCAGTCCATGAAGCGCAATCGCTTTGGCAAGGCAACGCTGCATGGCTACGTTGACCTGAAAAGCGTCTGGCTCTTGGATGGCTTTATTTTTATAGTCCAGCACCGGGAGTTGAGCGGTACGTTCGCGTCCAAAGGCAACCACCGTGCAGTAGACCATCATGGTGCCGTTCAGATAGATGGTTGGCTCTGTATAGAACCACCTAGCGCCGCTATCCAAACGCTGCAACTGGTCTACAGCCCAAGCCCAGCTTAGATAGCTGAGGTTGTTCTTTTTCTCAACGTGTTCGTTTACGTTGATTGCTGCTATCTCAGAGTATTTCATTTTCATCCTTAAATTGTTGGCAGAATTTTGAGACATCACAATACTCATGGCACCTACGGGCGTAACCCGGTCTTGCCACCACTACATTGCTCGTTCCGGCAGCAAACTCCTCTGCCTCGTCCTTTGTGTCGAAAACACGCAGTGCGCGTACTCCCGCCTTCTTCATCACCGCGAACGTGTCCTTGGTACGCCACTGTTCCTCTGGTGTGCATTTGGATAGTTCAGATCCCAGCATGGCTGACGTATCGGCTTCAGCGTGTTCATTTAAACGCTCCGACATGAAAGCCTCACGCTCTTGGCTCGACCACATCTTTATGTCTATAACCGCCATAGGAGCGGGTGGGTATCCTTCCTTCCCTACCTCACGCTGCTTCCAGTCTCTGATGACTGCGACGATCTGTAGTTTCTTAACCGGAAGCTTCTTCTCCCGTTCAACAAGCCACGCATACAGGTTTAACTGCCGCTCCCAGTCTGGCTTGTCGTTCATGACAGCCCACGCACTGGTGGTCTTGTAGTCGGAAAGGATCACCCCATCCTCTTCCACCTGCTGGGAGTCAATAGCGCCAGAGATATCCCATCCGTTAAAGTGGGTGTGGATACGCTCCTCGCTGATGACGTTTTTTGGTGCGTTCTTCTCCATCATGTAATGGATGGATGTTCCCAAGATCATAAAGAACCGCTTCGATACATCAGACTCAATTTCGTTCCAGTGCTTCTTCTGAAGCTGGACGATTCGTGGGCTATTCAGAAGAGTCGTTACTGAGATGTTGCTCTTCCCTGCCGAATAGCCATCATCTTTAGCAAAGTCCACAATCACTTGCGGCAGGTTGTATTTGTTTGTTATGATCATTTGTATCTCCAATGCACAAGTAAGACACTATATACCATAATTTTTAACAATACAATAATTATATGACAAATAGCCGAAACAAAGGTGCAGCAGCAGAACGTGAGGTGTTCAAGATCCTGTCCCTAGCCCTAGGAATAAAGGTCGAAAGGAACCTAATCCAGACTAGAGATGGCGGTGCAGATACCTCTTCGATTGAGGGCTGGGCTGTGGAAATAAAGAGGCAGGAAACCCTAAGCCTACCCGCTTGGTGGGAGCAGACCCTAGCCCAAGCTGTACTAGCGCAGAAGAAGCCTATGCTGGTCTACAGGCAGTCTAGGCACCCTTGGAGGGTCAGAGTACTGGCATCTGATTTCTTCGCAGCCTATGGGGCTTCCAAGCCCGTTGCGGGGGTGTTAGAGATGGACTTGGATATGGGCATCGCAGTGATGACAATTCCACATTACCCAGTCACCCTTCCTAGTCACAGACACACATCTATCGTCTGCCTTTGTTCTGTCCTCACTGCAAACCTTACACTGAATCCGAACGTGATCTTGATTTCCCAAAGATTCCGCGTACATAAATCTCCCCTTAGTGTATGGAGTTTTGATTGTCGGACGGGTCGGTTTTTTTG